GACCACGACCTGTGGGGGGCGGCTCTGCTGCTCACGCTGGCGGTTCCGCCGGGGGCGACTGGACTTCGGCGCGTGCAGCTCGGGACCGTGCCAATTGACAATCAACGTGGGAGGATCGCGCCGATTGCGAATGGGCTGAGTGCCAGCGGAGCGACGGTGATCATCGAGGCGCTTGTGACGAAGTACGGTTACGGCGTGGTGGGGGCCGCATGACGGGCGCGTTCCTGGCTCTGGTGCTCGCGCAGTGGAGGCCGACGGGGATCTACGTGCTCCCGCCGGCCGGCGCAGCGTCGCTCGGCGGCGTGAAAGGAACCGGCGCGGCGCTCGTCTGTTCCGGGACGGACAAGGCGACCGGGTTCGATGCGGCCGGAGCACTCCAGTGTGGTGCGGATGTGGGCGGCTCAGCGTCGCCCGGTGGCTCGTCGGGGAACCTCCAGACCAACAACGGCGCGGGTGGCTTCGGCGCCTACGCTGGTTCGGGGACGTGCTCGGCAGGCCAGTTCTTCACGGCGATCGATGCGTCCGGAACGAAGACCTGTGCTCAGCCGGCGAACGTTACGGGGAACGCAGCGACGGCGACGGCACTTGCGGCGAACGCGAACAACTGTTCGGCCGGGCAGGCGGCGCTCGGGGTGGACGCTTCGGGCCTCGCCGAGGGGTGCTGGACGGTGCAACAGCCCGCGGCCACGACGGCGCTCAAGGCGGGAACGGTGGGGGGTGCGTTCGCGGACTACGCCGGAGCGAGTTGCACGAATCAGTTCCCGCGCTCGAGCTCGGCGGCCGGGGCGTGGACCTGTGCCACGGTCGGGGTTGCAGACGTGGCGGCGGGCGGTACGACGCCCGACTCGTCGAAGTTCTGGCGTGGTGACGGGACGTGGCAGACGGTAAGCGCGGGCGGGGCGCCTACGACTGCCGGCTACTGGGTGACGGTAGCAGACGCCGGATTGTCGGCGGAGCAGGCGATGGGCTCGCTCGGTACAGGGCTCGTACTGAACACGACCACGACGGGCGTTCCTAACATCTACGGGGGCACATCCTGCACCAACCAGTTCGCGCGGTCTCTCAACGCTAGCGGCGCGGCGACCTGTGCTGGCATCGGAGTCGCCGACTTCACGGCCAACCAGGGGACCACAACGCAGGTTCTCCATGGCAACGCCTCGGGCCAGCCATCATGGGGCGCCGTCACCACGGGCGACCTTCCGACGGTGCCCGTCTCCAAGGGTGGCTCGAACCTCACGACGGTCGCGGCCGACCAGGTCTACGTCGGCACAGCCACGGATACGTTCACGGCCAAGAGTCTCCCTTCCTGCTCGAACGGCACCACCTCGAAGCTGCTCTACGATACGAGCACGCACGCTTTCTCCTGTGGGACGGACCAGGGCGGGGGCGGCGGGCTCACGGCGACGCTGCTGAAGGTGACCGGCAGCGATGTGACAAACAGCACCACGACGCCGGGAACCATCTTCTCGACTTCGGTAGCCAACGCCACGGAGTACGGATTTAGCTGTGTCTTCATCGCGCAGGGCACGAGCACGAGCCTGCCACGCTTCAACGTGAACGGGCCAAGCGCGACGAACGTGAGCTTCACGACGGAGCGCCACACCTCTACGTCCGCGCAGACGCTCCTCGTGCTGCAGGCCTTCTCCGCGGCGGCGCAGACGGCGACCTGCACGAGCTCCTGTAACGCGACGAACCTGCCGACCCGGATCAAGGGCGCGTTTACGACCACGGCGGCAGGCACGCTCGATTTCCAGGTCACGAGCAGCACATCCGGGCAGAGCGTCGCAGTGCGTCGCGGCTCGTTCTGCGTCGTCTATTGATCGGGGCAGTCACAACGAAAGGAGCAGGTCATGCCGTACAAGGTCGTGAAGGTGAAGGGCGGGTTCAAGGTCAAGACGTCGGCGGGTGCGAACAAGGGGCACATGCACTCGTCGAAGCCCATGCCCAAGGCGAAGGCCATGGCGCAGATGCGGGCCATGTACCGGGCCACGGGCGGGAAGTAGGGCGCGGTGAAGGGTAGCGCTCGCAAGTGCGAGGAGTGTGGGGCGGTGGTTCCGCCGAAACGGCGGCCGGGTGGTAACCCGAAACGGTTCTGCTCTTGTAGGTGCAGGCAACGTAATTTTGAGCGGCGCCCAGCAGCACGACGTTACCGTGTCACTTACCGTGCCGCTCACCGGGATGCGGCGCGCGCTCGGTGCAGGCGATGGCAGCTGTCGCATGTGAAGGAGCGCAGAGCCAGGAACGGCCGATGGCAAAGGGCACACCGAGAACAAGCCAACGCTTGGAAGAGGGCGTCCGTCAAGCGGGGCGTTGATGGTCTCAGCGACAGGTACATTGCCATGGTCATGCGGCTGAGGAGGAAGGACTGCCCACCCGCTCTCATCGAGGCAAAGCGGGCGCAGTTGAAACTCTACCGCCTCGCAACCCAGGAGTAAGCATGCCTACAACCGTGAGGGTGACCCCGAGGACCAGGATCCCGTCGAGCAAGAACATCACCGAGCTGCGCCTACAGCTTGCCGAATGGCTGGCGGAGCTCGGGAACGGCGAGATCAAGAGGGATGACGCGAAGGAGTTGGCCAACATGGCCGGCAAGATCATCAAGTCGGTGGGTACGCAGATCGAGTACGCGGCCCTCCGGAAGGAGAAGCCGGAGATTCCCTTCGCTAAGTAGCGGTACCATGGGGGGCATGCGCTACGTGATCGCGGTGGTGGTGCTCGTGCTGGTGGCTCTGGGAGCGTTCGGTTTCGGATACGAGCGAGGGAAGAGCTTCGGTTGTAGTGCCTGCATGGAGGTCATCAGGGATCTCCAGTCGGGAGAGTAGGGCGCCAGCAGTGGGGCGCAGGGCGTGGCGGCCCCGGGCCAGGAATGGCCGGGGCCGAAGGGAGGTGGAGGTTGCAGGCGAAGGTCGGCACATTCAGAAGGTGCGAGGTCCCGGGATGCGGGACGAAGTGCATGAGGCCCCACGTTCGATGCTGTCGCCACCGAGACCAGCAGACGGCGAGAAGGGCGCGGTCGCCCGAGGTCAAGGCCAGGTACGCAGCGACAGCCCGAGAGAAGCGGCGTCGCATGAATCTCGGCGTGTCCCTCCAGTACGAGGGCGCCTAGGCCGCGCACCTTGACGGTCCACGCTCACCCCGGCATCGGTGGGCAAGGGCGGCGTCGGGGGTGGCGTGGGCAACGAGTCGGACCAGGGCGGCAGCCGGGCGGGGGGCGACCACCCTCCCGCTTCTCGCTCGGCTGCCTCCCCTGTCGCAGCGGGGAAAGGGGTCCGCGTCTCCCGCGTCACGAAGCGGCCGATGAAGCGGGCCCCCCTCGGCACCAGACAAGCCGAGAAGCTCCTGACCGAAGCGCAGGTCCTGGACGGACTCCGACTCGACGAGGAGGCACTCGCGGCCCTGCGAGCGTGCTGCACGCTTCGCCCGCCCCGGAACTCCCTCGCCATCGTCTCGGCCATCAAGGCGCGGCTCGAATACAGCCAGCCGAAGCCCGCCCAGAAAATCGAGGCCTCTGGTGCCAACGGCGGCCCCATCGTGGTGCGCGTGGACCGGGACGGCTGATGGAACTCGACTACACGCCGGCGAAGCTGGCGCCGACCTGCAAGCGCTTCGCCCTGTCCGATGCTCCCGTGCGGCTCATCATGGGCCCACTCGGCTCCGCGAAGTCGAGCACCTGCGTTAGGGAACTCGCCCGGCGGGCCATGCGTCAGAAGCGGAACGCGGAGGGCCTGCGGCGTACCCGCTGGGCTGTGATCCGGAACAGCTACCGGGAGCTCGAGGACACGACCCGCAAGACGTTCGAGGACTGGATCCCGCTTCGGCTCGGCCGGTGGCGGGAGGCGGACTTCGCCTTCGACCTGCGCTTCGACGACGTCCAGGCGGAGGTGCTCTTCCGCGCCCTCGACCGGCCGGACGACGTGCGCAAGCTCCTCTCCCTTGAACTCACCGGGGCGTACATCAACGAGGCACGCGAGATGCCGAAGGGCGTCTTCGACATGCTCGGGCTCCGCGTCGGTCGCTACCCAGCGATGAGGGACGGCGGCCCAACGTGGTCGGGGATCTGGATGGACACGAACCCGCCCGACACCGACCATTGGATCTACAAGCTCTTCGAGGAGGACAAGCCGGCCGGCTTCGCGCTCTTCCGCCAACCTGGAGGCCGGAGCCCGAATGCGGAGAACCTCGAGAACCTGAAGCCCGGCTACTACGAGCAGGGCATGCTCGGCAAGACGGCGGCGTGGATCAAGGTCTACGTGGACGGCGAGTATGCCTTCGTCCGCGATGGTCGCGCGGTCTTCCCCGAATACGACGACGAGACGCACTGCAGGGAGTTCGCAATCACTCCGGGCGCGCCCATCCGGCTCGGGATGGACTTCGGCTTGACGCCTGCCGCCGTGCTGGCACAGCGCGGAGCCGATGGGCAGCTCCAGGTCTTCGACGAGCTCGTCGCCGAGGAGTTGGGGGCGGTGACGTTCGCGCGTGAGCTGGCGCGGAGGCTGCGGAGCGAGCACCCGAAGAGCGAGATCGCGGGATGGGGCGACCCGGCCGGAGAACAGCGGAGCCAGGTCGACGAGCGGACCCCGTTCGATGTGGTGCATGCCGCAGGGCTCCCCATCTCAAGGGCCCGCACGAACGACTTCACGCTGCGCCGCGAGGCCGTGGCGGGCCTGCTCACGCGGCTCACATCGAAGGCGCGTCCGGCTCTCGTCATCCACCCTCGATGCCGATGGCTGCGGAAGGCCCTGGCGGGAGGGTACTGCTTCAAGCGCGTCCAGGTCAGCGGGGAAGAGCGCTACCGGGACGAGCCGTTGAAGGACTCCTACAGCCACGTGGCCGACGCGCTGCAGTACCTCTGCATCGGTGAGGGCGAGGACCGGAGCGCGCTCTCTGGTGGGCAGCAGCGCCGCGTCTCCCTGCCGTTCAGGTCGAGGTCAGCGCTGGGGCGCTGAGAGGATCCCATGGCCGCCGACATCGCGAAGCTCCTGAAGACCTTCCAGCAACTCGAGGCGCAGTCATCCTCGTTCCGCTCCGCCTGCGACGACATCGAGAAATACATCATGCCGCGCGTAGGTGGGACCTCCACCCAGCACGCGACGAAGGACGAGGGCAGCGCAACCTGGAAGGACCCCGACGTCTGGGACTTCACTGCGCCCGTGGCGCTGGCGAAGCTGGCGGCGCACATCCACACGAGCGTCATGCCGCCGGGACTGCGCTGGGGCTCCTTCGGATGGCAAGACGAGGAGTTGGCGAAGGACGAGGAGTGCGCCAAGGCGCTCGAGCTGCGCACTGACCTCGTCTTCCACGCCCTCGAGGAGTCCGACTTCGACGCTGAGATGAGCGCGGCCTTCCCCGAGTACGTCGGCCTCGGGAACATGGTGATCGTCCAGGAGGTCGCCGAGGCCAAGCCGGGCGAGTGGGGCGGCCTCGACTTCACCGCGGTTCCCGACAGCGAGGTGGAGTTCGAGGAGGACTCAAAGGGCCAGATGAAGACGTTCTTCCGGCACCTGCGGTGGACCGCGGTCCAGATCCTCGACAAGTGCGGGGACAAGACGCCCGCTGACTACCGGGAGAAGGCAGCGCAGCCGAACGGCTCGAGCGAGCTTCACGACGTCATCTTCTGCATCTTCGAGCGGCCCGAGATCCTGAGGCAGGCCAAGCGCGACATGGTCGCGGCC